CTTCTGGACTAAAAGAAAAATTGGCCAAGCGTTCTGTTGGAGAGGTATGCGATAGTTTAGTAACAAACTCCTCATCAAAATGAGCAATTCCAAAATCACCTATTACATATTCACCTATTTCATCATCATAAAAAATATTTTCTGGTTTTATATCTCTATGAATAACACCAAAATTATGTAGATGTTTCAATCCACTTCCAATTTGCTTTAGAATTTTTAGCCCATCATAGTCAGCAACAGCCCTGTCTTTTAAACTTGAACTATATTTTTTCATTATGATGTAAGAAATTTCGATTTTACTCTCTTCATCACATGGATATTGAAAACTATCCAAGTGGTATTGTCTAACAACATTTTTATGAGGTGGTAATTGAATTAACGAGAAATATTCATCTATAAATCTCTTAAGTTTTCTCGTACCCATTGCTTGTTCAGTCAAAAATTTTACAGCAAATTCCTTTTCTCCATTTTTTTGTTTAAAAAAAAGTACATTAGAATTTCCACCGCTTTTCACGCCAACTTCAATTAGTTTGAACTCGCCCACTTTAGAAATTAAATCATTTGTCTTAAAATATTCGTATAAATTCATAAGTTAATTAGCTTATTTAGATTTTCGATTAAAATAATTGAAAATAGTTCTGAAATCAAATACTAAAACCCAATAAACCCATATCGACAATGCAATGCTGCTAGACCACATTTCACATCTAATCGTACATCGTATTGAGTACGTTCAGGTGTCACCATTTCAGACCAACTATTGAAATAAAAATATCTACTAATCACAGCATCCATCCAATCATCCAATATTTCAGATTGCCCTTGTAGATCTAATACAAGACGTTGTATGGCACGAGCCTCGTTATCATCAATCTTACAAACTGTATCTTTTGGAGTTTGTTTTTTTATTGGCATGAGTTCAGCATCATTTACTATACCATCTGCAATAATTTGACGTTGTTTTATTAAGCCTATTCTAATTTTTTTTCTCTTAATTACGGCTTGATCCATAGCAATTGCAATGGGATTTAGTGATTTACCACAAGTTACCTTAACTGAATTCTGCCATGCCCCAAATTGAAAAAGCCATTCCTCTAAATTAAAACGCGACCAATCAACTGTTTGTAAAATATGTTGTGTTGCGACTGCTGTGCCCATATTTATAAATCTCCTACTATTGCTTCTATCTGTTGAACCGCTAAACCTGATTTGACTTGCTCTGTACTAAACCGTAATACCTGATATCCCATTAACACAGCAGCGTTGTACTTCTCCATATCACCGATATATCCCTTTCCTCGAGTATGACGTCCGTTACTCCAAACACCACCCTCAACCTCAACCAATATCTTCTTGCCTACAATGTGAAAATCTGCACGCCACTTACGTTTTGGATAGAATTTATATTCCTGTTCAAAGCTAATTTTTAAAATTCTTAACTGGTTGACCAATATTGATTCACCGATACTTTCACCTCGATGATCTTTAACTCGAGTACTGCTTTTGTACTTTGATTTCTTCCTGGTACTCGTACCATAAAGTTTTTGATATTCAGCGATTGAGATACTTTCCACTTACGCAGCACCTCTACTCTTTGATTTAAATCCTACTGCCTGCAGATGTGATTTCCAGTTTTGGAGTTCATTGGGATCCGATAGTTTTGCAGCAATCCGGCTTGCCAGTTTTTCAAAAGATTCACCTGGCATACTGAATTGATTTATGACGTCTGGAAGTTGAGCCAATTTGTTGGCAAAAACATAAATCTGCTGAGGTGACGAGAAAAATACAGAATCAGATTCACCACTAGATTTTCCATTTTGCGCTTTTTCGTATTTGTGACGGTTTCTCAAAAGTGTGTCAGCGAAGTGGTAAATCAAAAGATCATCACAAAGATCCTTGTCGGCATTGAAAAGTTCGAATGCTCGTTTTTCACGTTCAAACCAACTTGCTTCGATAATCGACTTTGGCACTACCGTGGGATCGGCTTGATCTAATTCCCAACAAAGTTTTTTCAAACAAAGCCAGTCTTTTTTATTTTTAGATTCTAATGAGAGATTCCTTGGGAGATTCTGTGTCCCAAAATTGGTACTGGTCTCGGTACCAAAATCGGTACTGGTTCCAGTTCCATTATTGGTACTAGTACCGTTTTTGGAACCAGTACCTAAATTAACACCAGTGTCGTTTTTGGTACTAGTCCCCTTTTTGGTATGGGTATCTGAACTATCTTCACGTCCAAATACACCAATTAATTGATAGACTTTTACGCCATTCCCTTTAATTTCACCTGTGAATTTAATCAAACTTTTGAGTTCAAGTTCGTCTAAAACTTTGATGATCGTTTTGCGATTTAATGTTGTATCTTTCTCTAATCGTTTTAAACTTGGGAAGCACTTATGATCATCCCCAGCTCGATCTGCAAGAGCTAAAAGCACAAGCCTTTCACTTGCACATGAGACTGTAGCTTTCCAAGCCCATACGGTCGCATCTAAGCTCATAATTCACCGACCTTTGGCTTTACATATCCACCAAATGAAATGACCTGTTTAGCTTTGATCAAACTCGTAATAACCTGGTGTGCTAACCAAATCGTAATCTTGAATCGATAAGCCATCTTTTGAGCCAATTCTTCCTTGGTTACAGCTGCATTTTCTTCGTTGTAACCACGCATTCTTAAATTGCCTTTTTTGATATCATGAATTTGATTCAACAAAAGCAACGTTGGTTCATAAAAAGATTGGATTTCCTGAGTCTGTTTATGTTCAGGTTTAGTTTGAAAATGACTATTCATGAAACCTCCGCAATCGATTGCTCAATTTCATCTAAACGGCGTTTATGAAAAAGCTCAGGCAAAGTGGCAGATCGTATTTCATTTTCTTTAACCAGTTGCCCATTTTCCAATAGATATACTTCGTTCGGTTGATAAGCTTTTACAGTCTGTAAATTATTAATTTTGATGTGATTCATAAATACAACCACATCACCTTTCATGAATTTGCTTATATAATTTTCATGTGCTAGATTCGGTGTCATTCGATACTCCTTGAGGCCAATGAGTTATTGAAACCGTGTGAACTACGGGAAGCCTGATCCACGAAATCAGGCTTTTTCTATTTGCAAAGCTGATAAGTACTTTGCACATTCTGATTTCATTGCTTGGCGTAATGCCCTGATATTCAATTCAAGTTGTTCAAGAATTTGATCTGTTTCTTCCATTTCATTTGGCGTTACAACACCATCAGCCATGACATCATGAACTTGTTGATTGATCTGACCAACATTGATGTTTGCTCCCAATAAAGACTCCAAAACACTTAAGTGATGTTCCTTACCATCAGCATTACTTACTGGCACCAACATACAACCAAGCATATGAGCCCAAACTTTTAAATTTGCGGGGTTTTGCGTATACACAAGTGCAGATTCAAAAGCTTTAAGGCTTGGCAAATGCATATCCATGTTTGGGTTTGCATAATTCAAAACAGTCTTATGCGAGACGCCAAGTACATCCGCAACATCCTTTGGTGTTATACCTGTTGAATGGTGAATCATTTTGTGAAGAGCGGTTTTTGTTTCTTTAGAAATTTCCATATGTGAATCCTTGTTTTTATTCACGTTTATCTTTTCTTTCTTTAGTAAGAAATTAGGCTTATTAAGAGCTAATGCTATTTAATCCTTGGCGATCAGCAATCAACTCTCCATTGGTTTGAATTTCAAATACGGCTTGAGTTTTAAGAGGGATTCCAAATTTTTCCCATTTCCAAAGTGTCACAGTTGAATATCCAATTTTTACGGATAGTTCTTTTCGATTTTTACAATCGTGGAGATTCATTAGGTCGTTAATTTTCACTGTCACACCAAGTTAACTATGGTTAATAAACCAAATTTAACACTTGTTAACCATGGTTTCAATAGTTCGTATTAACATTAGTTAATCTTTAGGGGATTTTTTATGTCTTTACATGCTCGTATTAAACAAAAGCTCGAAGAAAAAAATTTAAGAGCTGCTGACCTAGCAAGAGCTACAAAGAAGTCTCCTGTATCTGCAAAAAAGTGGCTTGATGGTGTTAGTGTACCGACTGCTGAAAATTTAAAAGTCATTGCAAAGTTTTTGGGTGTAACTGATGATTGGTTGTTGTTTGGTGGGAAAAACGAGAGCAATTTTGATAACAACGTTGCAGCCAT